TAGATAAGTAGAACCATTATTCTTTAGTGTTGTAGTAGTGCTTGTAGTTTCTATTGAAGATGCCATTAGACAGTTGCTCCTTTAAGCTGCTTAAGAGTGGTCATTTTATTCACTTTCTTTGTTATATCTCTAAGTCTATTCTTCTCTTTAACAATAGCTGAAGTATCTTTATTTTCTTCTAATGCCCTATTAAATAGAATATCTTGTGCTTCTAGTAGAGGCTTGCGTTCAGTCCTTAGTCTATCTTTAGTAATAACTTTAGCCTTATTTATATCTATTGTTATTCCCATGTCCAAGCTCCTCTGAAAGTTCTATCTGAAGGTACATCACTATCCTCTACTATTTCAAACTTAGCACCTTCTGGTACATCTTTAGCAGCAAGTTCTTCAATAGTGTGATCTTGTAGGTACTCAGGTGAAGGGATAAGAACTGCTACACCACCTTCTTCTGTTTCATATATTATTCTCATAATTGTCCTTTATCTAAAGATAGCTATACACGCAATTACTGGATCGCCTGTGGCGGGTGTTGCGGTGTACCCATTACGGGTAAATATACGGGCTGCGGTAGTGCTATATGTTCCGTCTAAATATACTGATGATCCGTATGTTAAATCGACACACATACCAATAGTTGAATAATTAACATCAGGCATGGCAGTTGTGAAGTTAATAGTATAGTCACCAGTACCATTATCAGTAATACTACTAACATTTCCACTAGCTCTTATAGCCACTGTACCCGTACCATTGAAGTTAACCCAAGCTCTACATCCATAAGCTGTAGCAGTAGAGCCGTATCCTGAGTTGAACTTCAAGTCACCTGCGGAAGTAACCCGCATCTTCTCAGATATTGCTGCCGAATCTACAGATGTAGTTGTACTAAATACTAAATCAGCAGGAGCAGCCGAACTAGCAGTTCTATCACACCCTATACTTGCCATTATTCCTGCGTTGTTTTCATTCTTCCAGTCAATTTTAAATGCCTGAATACCAGTAGCAGAGACAGGTGATTGAGCTTCTAGCGTTCCATTGTTCAATAGTCTCATACGTTCTTTACTCGTTCCACTAGTGGTTGTATTAAAGGCTAACTTGCCCTCACCACTAGATACCTCACTACCTGTAACCTCAGCTACTACAGCCGTTACAGCTGAACCAAACTTTAGGCTATCTGCTCCGTTATTAGGTGTTGTAATTTTAATAGTCATATTATGCTATCCTTGTAATTTCTAGTTCTGCGTAAACTTCTGGTCCTGCAGTTGTTACACCCGTTGCAGTTCCAAGCCCACTAGTTGTCGCATAAATTATATGGTGTCTTAATTCAAAGACTGTAGTTCCAGTAGTAGAAATAACACCATTCACAAAGGAAGCACACGTATCATAGCTGGAAGAATAAGCGTGTTCACTTGAACCTGCTATAACCCTCCTTGAGTTGGTAACATCATATACATAGGCTTTATGATTGTTTCCATGATAACAACCCGCCCACCCTTTCATGCGATATGTTCCTGCGCTTAGTGTTATTTGCTTTGAAGATAAACTAGCTCCTACAAGATTACTGAACTGAACAATGTTTAAGTCTCTTATATTAACTCCTGCAACCGCATCACCACCACCCGTAACCATTGGCTCTTGTTGTTGTACTATCATTAGCTGTGGACCTTGACCAATTAGGTTGGCTTTAGTAATTATAGGATAACGAATAATTACTATACCTGAACCACCAGCACCAGCGCGCGTTGTTGTAGGATAACCTGCACCACCACCGCCACCGCCAGTATTAACTGTTCCAGAATTAACAGCAGTAGATGCGCCCGTACCTGTTCCTCCACCACCTGCTCCACCTGCGCCACCAATAGCCGTTGAACCTCCATTCCCTCCACCACCGCCACCTGCGTAAGTAATCGCTGTACCAGAGAAGCTATTAGCTGTTCCTGCCCCGCCAGTGCCTCCTGCACCAGCAGTACCAGTGCCTCCTGCTGCACTAGCACCACCGCCACCACCCCCTCCTTGAGATGAAGCTACTGTACCCGCACCACCAGAATTTCCTTGACCAACCGTACCAGAGGCAGTAGTAGCCGTTGTAGCCCCGCCGCCAGACCCGCCCGCACCACCATCCACAGCACTAGTACCATGCGACCCATAACCGCCACCAACAGATGTAATAGTAGAGAAAACAGAATTAGTGCCTTGTGAACCTGAGACTGCTACACCATTACCACCTGCACCGCCCGCGCCAACAGTAACTGTAAGTCCTGTGGCTGCTACAGCAAAGTTAGTAGCTGTTCTAAAACCACCAGCACCACCGCCTGCTCCGCAATATCCCCCACCGCCACCTCCACCTGCAACTACTAAGTAGTCAACAGTACCTGCTATATTAGGAGTGAAAGTGCCTGAGTTTAAAAACGTATGTATAGTGTATGTTCCGTCTGTGGTAATAACTCCGCCTACTGCTGATTGACCCTCACTTAGTAAGTTCCATTGAGTGCCATTATATACTTCCAAGGCATTAAGGGTAGTATTAAAACCACGCTGTCCAACCGCAGGACTAGAAGGTCTACCCCCTGTTGTCCATGTAGCTCCGACAATACCTGTTGATCCATCTATTATAACTGTCATCTCATACCCCTTAAAGTATTACCCATCGTGAGCCAGTAGGTATAGTAACTGTAACTCCAGTATTAACTGTTATTGGTCCAACACTAGATGCGTTACTATTAGTAGCCAAAGTATAATCAGCAGCTACTGCATTAATATTAGTAGTAAAACCTTCGTCAGCAGCACTACCTCCTATTGCTCCCCAAGCAGAACCATCATAGCCCTCGAAAGAAGTATCAGTTGTGTTATACCGTAGCATACCTGTAGCTGGTGTAGGCTGTTGAGCCGTAGTCCCAACTGGTAGTTTAATTGCTCCAGTAACTGCTGTACCTACAAAACCACTAGAGGCTATTGAGGTTGCTGCAGCTACTCCTAATATTGGGGTAACTAGAGTAGGGCTTGTCGCAAAGACAGCAATCCCAGAACCAGTTTCATCAGTTAGTGCAGCCTTTAATTGGGCTGAGGAAAATGAGCCTAATATAGTTGCATTACCTGTACTAGTTATATGCCCAGTTAAATTAGCGTTAGTAGTTACTGTAGCTGCATTACCACTTATATTTGTTTGATCGCCTGTGTTAGTACCTGATAGATTATCAACAACAGTAGTGGTTATAGAGCCACCTGTTATACTTACTGCGTTAGAATTCTGAGCAGCCATAGTACCTACTGCTGAGTCTAATACATACTGTGCGTGTGGGTCAGATAAAGCTACATGATCTGCAAAGATCTGAGCAATAGTCTTCAAGGAGGTCTTAATAGCCTTACCACTAGTACCATCAAAGAGTACTATATTAGCATCTACTGCACTGGATGGGCCTACTACATCCCCTAGACCAGACTCTGAACTCCATATAAGACCTAGAGCTTCTGAAGAATCAGCCCTCAAGAACAGTCCATTAGCACCAGCTGGTAAACGTGAAGCTTGCCCTGCTAGTATTCCAGTAGCAACAGCTAAGTCACCCTTCGTTATGAACCAGTCATCTCCACCTAGGACTTTCTGTATTTCTAGGGCTAGTTCTGCTAAGCCCATTCTATCCCCGTTGTATAGTACTACTTCAGGAGAGTCTTTACTACTATTAATTATAGCCATGTTATTGTGCCTTTGCTGAGATACCGTCTTCCATGTCATTTCTCATGGTTAGGTATAGACTAGTTCCTGAAGCTTGGTACCCACTAGCTGCGGTAGTATCTCCTATTGATAGAAAAACTTTAGCTATCGCTAGATCTACTATTGCATAAGGGTACATCGTTAGCATCCAGTGTGTTGGTGAGGCATCTGTTAGTTTAGAAGGGAATACATAGTAACCTATTTCGAATGAAGGTGTCACTTTATCTAGTACCCAGTTTATGTTAGTACCAGCTAGGTAAAAGATGTTCTTTCGTACAACCCCATTGGTTATTATTTTATCAACAGGTAAGTCTTCCAGTAGATCTACAATAGAAGTAGCTCTTATATACTTTAACTTCCTTAAATTAGGAAAGGTAGTCTTACTTATAGTACCTTCGTACAAGGTTGGTTGGGCATTAATATGAGTAGCCTCTACCAAATCCTCAACAAAGTTAGCTCTGTATGTTAACAGGTTTAGAATACTATTTACAGCGTTCTCCGCTGCTACCTGCTTATCAGGTCTGCCTGTTATCTCCAGAATCTCCGATACAGCTTCAGTGAAGTTCATGTGTTTCTCCTAGCAAGTTATCTTATCCCCTCTATATAGGGTTAGTAAGAGAGGATAAGATAGCCCCATCCACTAGAGTCGATATGACAAATAGGGATGGATAGCTAAATGACTATGTAGTTACTATAGCCTACTTAATTCCAGGGACGGAATATTAAACTACTTAGGTTAAGCTCCAGCTGTTAAGCCTTCTATGATACCACAAGCTGCTGGGTTAACTAGTTCTACAGCACACTCAGTAGTAAGTGAACCACCTACTCCATCAGTACCTAGCTCTACCATCTTGCCAGATTCGCCATATTCCTCAGCTTTAGTATCTCTACCTTCCATGTAGGCTAGTTTAAGAGCTGGCATATCCATTACGATAGCTGTGCCAGAAGTACCTAAACCATTCAACAGTGGATGACTTACCAGAGTAATAGTACCTAAGTACATCTGGAACGTGGTGAACTTCATACCAAATACAGTCTGTTCATTGTTCAAGAACACCTGACCTGATAAACGCCCTATTTGGTTAAATACCTTAAGTGCAGTATTATCCATGAACGCAACACGTTGAGTAGGATTACCAATGTCCGTACTATACTGGAACAGAGGAGTCATTGCTGTCTCTAGCTGAGCCATAGTAGTAGTACCGCCTGCTGTGGTAATATTAGATGGGGCATACTGAGCAATAGCATCACGTACACCTTGAGTACTATGTAGTGGCTGTGTGCCAGTAGTATCCATCTTACCCTGTCCCCATATGATAGCAGACTCAACATCCGTACTATGGAACATAGCATTGTCTCTACGGTTCTCAGCAATATTAGAGAAGCCTAGTTCTGAGACAGAAGCTCTAGCAGTATCTGTTAAGCCCCATGCGTTACGGAAGATCTGTGTGAAGGTGCTGATATATACAGTACTCAACCCACGTGCGGTAGGACGTACAGAACCTTCTTCGAAAGCCGTACCTACTTGAACCAATACATCTCCTACTGCTCCGGCTGCTGCTGCTACACGACCAAAAGCTCGGGTCACTGTAATAGTGTTAGTACCGGTATTAATAGCAGTAACGCGTAGGTTCTCACGAGTCCTAAGATTATGCAATACCATGTTAACAGTCATACCTACAACACTAGGTACTACAATAGCTGTAGCTCCTACTAGGTGGGTGGCTGCTAGGGTTTGTTTAACGAAAGCCATTGTTTTGCTGAAATAGCCATGAGTAGACTGTTTAGCCTTACTACGACCACTCTGAGATGAGAGTGCAAACATAGGCGCAGAACCTGATGGGAACAAGCGGAGAATAGATGCTGCAAAGCTCCGCATATTCAGTTCAGGTGGATTATCCGTGGTATTAAAGATACCATTTAATAGTGCCATTGTGATTCCTTATAAAAAGTTTAAGTGGGTACTCTATTTAAGATACGAAGACCAGTCCATTTCTAGTTGCTGTCCTTTTGTATCTTGTCCAGGTTTTGCTACAGCTGGATTAAGAGCAGAAGCTACTTCTCTAATGTAAGCCTGTGCAGCTTCTGCAACTTCTGTGTTAGAGGCTTCAGGATGCTGCGCAGAGTACTCGGTAGCTACTCTATTTAATTCAGCTTTTACTACGGGATGGTTATAGTTTGGCGCTGATGATAGTGCGTTGTCTATGTGCCCTTTATTAACTGCACTCTTAATACGACTTTCATCAAAGGTTGATCGTTGATCTAGATGTACTCCAGTCAACTTAGCTTGGTGTGTTAGTGCGGCTTTGTACCCACTCTTTCCTACGTGATCCATCATGGAGATTAGTGCTTCTGTATCTCCAGCTTTAGCTTTGGTTAGTGTCTCAGGATCTAATCCCGACATAAAGTCCATGCCCCCTGCTACATCATTTAGTATATTAGGGTCAATAGTAAAATCTGGTGCGCCTTCTGATTTGCTCTTACCTGCATTTTCTAACATTTTGCTATATACGTCAAGTGGATTCGGCTGATTTCCTGAAGACCCTGGTATCTTATCTTTATTGTCTATAGCATCTGGAACAGCTGAGATCCCTGTGTCCTCATTAGCTTTAGCATTGGAGTTAGCACTAGCAGTAGCACTAGCATCTCTGGCTGCTATTTCTGCAGCAGGTTTGAAAAAGTCTGAAAATGTATTGCTCATGTTATATTACTCCTGTTTTGTATCATCAATTGATAGTAGGGTATTGAGTACTTCTAATCTACCCTGGGCTTTTAGATGCGACTTTACAATCTCATCATTCGGTACACCTAGCATAGGGAGTGAAGCTATCTCAACAATAGTCTCACTAGCTAGATTCTTTAAGTAACTCTTAGTAACAGCATGACCTATCAATCTGGCTACTTCCAATGTCTCAGCCTCGTTAAAGTCCCTGTAGGTTATGATCTTATCTAACATATCAATCCTTATTGAGTTGGTGGTTGTTCACCTTCTGGAGGGGGTTGCTCTCCTTCTGGTGCTTGCTCCTGAGGTGGAGCTATTGCTGGCTGCGGGGGTAGGTATTGTTCCAACCCTTTAATACCCTGCAGCTGTGCTAGGTGAGCTATCATCTTAGGTACCATCGGCCCGTATAACTGTATAAGAGCATCTGATTGTAGGATGAGTTGCATTAAGGCTGTTATAGCTTCTGTTGATGCTAGCTTACTCTTAGGAGTAAATCCATCAGCTATTCTAAAGGCTAGTACTTTTTCTCTCAACTTAGCTATATCAACTACTCGGACAGACGCATCCCTCTGGGAAACAACTGTAGCATTCTCCCCATGCTGGAATAGGTTATGCTTTAGGATAGCTTTGAAAGGAATGAATACCTGATACTCCAGTATTAGAGCAGGCATACGTAGTATATTTTCTGAATTGCTCTGAGTTGTAACGAACTCTGTTACACTCTTATTACCCTTCTGATGCTGACCTCTATTAGCTGGAGTTAATCCTGCCATATCCTTAGAGAACCCTGCTATTAATAGAGCATCTTGTAAGGTAGATTCAGTACCCCTAGCATCAAATGGTATCTGGTGATAAGCATCTGCTAGTGTTCTAGACCCTAAGGAGTTAACCTTAACTGGGATCTTAGAAGCAGGCACAGGAGCATTAACATCAGCTGAGCTTATAATAGAAGAATCGTATAAAGCACGATCTGATACAGCCCTTCTATGAGAGTTGAACTTAATGTTAATTAGTGTCTTAGCAGCTTCTTGGAAAGGTATAGCACCTTCTGCTACAGACTGTGTTTGGAAACCCATACCATCTTCTAGTGGTTGACCAAAGAGCATAGGGAATACATCAAAGGCTGATATGATTCTACGAGCTTCTACTAGTACATTGTTGACCCTAGTGAACTTCCATATCTGTACTGTGTTAGGCTGAGGAGTAGTCATCACGAAGTCAGAGGGTATTATGCGAGCATATATAGTAACCCATTCATAATTAGCTACACCACTAACAGCCTTCTTAGTAGAACCAGTTTTGTCTGAGAGATAGTCAAACCAATCCATACCATCTAAAGGCTTTCTAGCATTTATATAATCTGATATCTGAGGAGCTGATACAAAGTTATTATATCCTTCTCCTGATACGTTAGAGGGGTTAGAGTCTAGAGCTTCCTTAATGTTAAAGGCTTCGTTATCTAATCCCATTCTAGTTAAGCGTCTCTTTACCTTAGTTCTGGATAAGAGTTCTACATAGCCAGCATAATCTCCTTCTGCTGCCATATCACCTGGGTTTACGTTATGATCCCATATAACATTGTATGGATCAAGACGCTTACACTTAGTATATTTGTTTGCTTTCTTTTCTAGCTTAGGTTTACCAGCTGGGTCTAACACCTCATCTGCTCTGGTATACTGATCTATACTAGTCCAAGGTACTTCAATGCAAGAGAAGTTATACTTAACTCCATCTTTTAAGAATAAGAGTAGCTGTCTTACATAGCCACCTATGTGTGCATGATCATCTAGAATAGACTCTAAATCCTCTGCTTCCTTTATGTTACTAGGATTTGATACTACAGGGAACAAGGGGACACCCGATAGGAACACATCTGCTAGGTAAGCTACCATAGAATCAACTTGAGACACTACAACAGGAGGGGTAGTAGGAGCCATATTAATAGCACCAACAGTAGTAGTAGCTGCATCGACTCCGCCAGCATTTGTCTGTACTACACCATCTATGTCCGTCTTAAGGGTCTGGTATCTAGCATACGCGATATCAATAGCTACCATCTTGTCATGGTAATTGTTAAATTTCTTATGTTCTGTTAGTGCTGCTTCTAACCAGTTCTTTATCCTCTTCTGGGATAGTAAACTAGGTATTAGTACCACGCCTGCTTTGTTTTCATTAGCCATTATGATTCCTATTAAAAGGGTGAATTATTACTTATTACCTTCGCGGTACTATCTATTACCTTAGCTATTCTTTTATTATTAGTTATTAGCCCCCAGTATTCATTACGTACATCTAAGCCATAGGCATCACAATCCATTATATCATCCTTGTTGCCTTTAGGTTTGCCTATCTTATACTTAGTAGCCTGCCATACGAACTCGCTTCTAGCAACTGTTTCCATCTGATAGTAGGTTTCCTTATAAAGCTCTGCTATAAAGAGCCTCATTCTAGATTCCTTACTCCTGCCATGATGAGAGACAGCTACTATTTCTACTCCATCTATGTTCCACTCCTTCATAAAGTGGTTACACCAGAACATAAGAGACTGTTGATACCCTGTATCCTCAATAGCTATTAGGCTAGCACCATGCTCTAGTGCCATCTTAAATGCTTCCTGTACTATCTCAGAAGGGTCAAGTATTCCTCTCTTGCGCCCTGCTATATACCCTTTACCTTCGAATATATAGTGTAAGGATATAACATTATCATCACTATTCTTCCTAAACCCTGCAGGATCTATTGTTAAGAACACTCCATCAGGATCTTCTATAGTCTCATAAGGACACGTTGGAAGAGGGCTTGGGAGTAGGCTAGTAGCCACAGAGTTAGGATCATTCATAACTTCTGCAAACCATACATGAGCTAGTCCCAGTGCCTCATCATGCTCAAAGGATTCCATTAAGTCTTCTATTGAGAATAGGTCAGGCCATAGAGGTCTACTGTCTTCTTTAATAGCACCTGTTATCATACTAAGCCATTGCTTGTTCTTCTTCAACTGGAATAGAACACATTCAGATGAATACATATTACCTAGGTATACTATAAGACGATCCCCCATAGGAGCTATCGCTTTGAATATAGTACCCACTAGAGTCTTTAGTAGCTTGGTTCTATCCGAGACTGACTCATCATTCTCTGCTGTCTGAGCATCATCTAAGAAGATCATATCAGGGCGTTGGTTAGTAATATTAAGACCACGAATACCAGCTGACCAACCTCTAGCTACTAACACTACGCTTCTACCATGAAAAGCACACTTCTTAGTGTCAGCATTATCTATTATAAGTCCGCCTTTCCAGTCCCCATAGACTGCTGTAATATTAGGTGAGGATAGTATATCATCTATATCCGCTAGAATTAACTCTGCCAGCCCTATATTCGCTGCTACTATCAATGGGAAACTAATCCTATCGTATACTATAAGCCACACTATTAGGATCTTAGTGAAGGTAGTTTTAGCATGACCTCGTGGGAGACCTAGAGCTAGTCGTAGTATCTTCCCTATTTGTTCTGGGGTTCTGTCCTTTATTAGATTCCAGATAGCTATGTAGAAATCAGGTAAAGGAGCAGTACACACATCTGGCATACATAAGCCAGCAAAGAAGTTACCATCTACGTATCCTCTTTCATAACTAACAGATGCTGGTATAGATACAGCTTGGCTAGAAGTAGATTCCTTTATCTCTGCCCCTAGGTCTACACTCTCTACTAGATCAGACACTGGTTATTCTACCATCTCAGGTGGCTTTCCTACTTGTATTGTCTTACCTGTTTCAGGGTCTAAGGTCATGTATTCTTCTTTGAACAGTATATTCCTAGGGTTGAATTGGGTTCTATCATATCTATTAAGTAGAGGATCTCCTGCACCATATAGTCCAACGTGTCCTGGCTTGGCTAGTGCTTCCCACATCTTCTGCACATGTCTAGCTTGTATCTCGCCTGCAGTAAAGTGGTACATTAGATTCTCTATAGTTATAGTTCCTTCGTCTAACTGATCTTTGAACGCACCTTGTTCTATATTCCTCTTTACTACTAGCTGTCCTGGAGTTAGTTGCTCGTACTTTATCCTTCTCTTCCACTCTTCTGGACTAGTTCCACCAGGCATACTAAAGTTCTTTTGTACTGCATGTTGTATCTCATGCAGTAATGTACTCTTAGCTTTGATGCGGTTATCACTATCTTCTACTTGATCTGCAAGTCGTAACCTTATATCACCTTTATAGAAACTATCATCAGGGTCGAATACCCTATTGAATACTGTTATTCTATTCTCCTCTGGTGAGAACATACCTCCTACTTTAGAGTCTCCGTATCTAACAGACTGTCTTTCGAATTGTCCTCTATTAACATTCTGGACAACTAGTTCAATCTCTTTTAACTTAGTAGATAACTTAGGGCTGAGTGAGAATAGGTCAGGGTGTATCATGCTATCACCTAAGGAAGATACACTTTTCTTCCCTAATCCTCTATCTACTACATCAGCTGCCTTGCCTTTAAGTGCCATCTTTGTATCAGGAACAAAGAAAGAAGGAGGAGCATTGCCTAACCCAGGTATCATACTAAGGGGTAGTAGAGCCTCATTCTTTGTAGCACCCCTTTCGAGTAGCTCCTTGAACTTAGCTAGTCTAGCAGGCTGTGCTGCATATAATGTGCCCATAGCTAGAGCTCCCTTCTTTACTATACCTCCAGGGAGTAGCATACTTAAAGCAGAGCCAGTATCCATCTCTGGTGTATTGTATTCAGGTTGCCCAGTTAGCTTTCTTAGGTTCCTACCACCTAGTATTACTTCATCAGGAACATCAATATCCATCTTTTTAAGGACAGCATTATGTGCGTCAGGTATAAGACCTACTGTATCAGTAATATCCGCAGCTATCCCTTTGCCAGCTCCAACAACAGCGTCACCTAGCATTGATAGTATATCTGGGTCAGAGGGGTTAGCTCCGAATCTGCTCTCTTTAGCCATTATACCCCCATTGATATTAGATTGCTAATAGCTTCGGTAGTCGGAATAGCTTCCGTAGGGCTTCCGCTTTCTTTAATAGCTTTTGATCCATGTCCTTCTCCTCTCAGTCTCTTAAATAACTCAGATACACTCTTAGAAGGCATAGGGGCTATACTATCTGTACCGATAGCTACTACTTCTTGCTCGCCATTTATGTGTACTTCCGGTTGTTGCAGAGTGCTAATAGTATGTGCAGGTAAATTGATAACAACGTTAACCTGCCCTGTTGCTGCTTCACCATGTACAGTAGTCTTACTTAGTCCTCGTCTAATTTGTAGGTTTCTTTCTGATATAACTCTTAGAGCAGCTACAGCGTCTCGTAATTCTGCACCATCAGCCTGAGCTATTACAGATTTAACAAGAGCGTGTTCCGCACTTACATACCTAGCGTCAATAGCTATGTCCTCAGAGTCTTCTTTCTCTGCCTTAGTCTGGTAATCTGCTAGTAGGAGCTTAAATGGCTCGTCATTCTTAATCACTTGGCAGATAGCAGCAGGAGACACACCTATTATGGTTGCCACTTCCAACTGATTCAAGCCATTCGCTAAAAGTGCTGCTACTCTATGCTTGTTCATATTTTTGTTCTTCTCGTAAAGAGGGTATGTATCTATTATACATGGGCAAGAGGACTGAAGCTAATGTTATTTTTGAATTTTAGCCTTGCCAAGCAGAGCTAGTATACTACTAATAGTAGGTTAACAAAAATACTAGAAAAATTTAGGAATTTCTGAGATAGTCCAATTGATATGACCGGGCTCTAGGGTTCAAAAAAGGTGACTACCCCTCTTGTCATCTCCTCTGTACTCTCACAGCAGCAGCACACCACCACTATACCCTGTGTACTACATTAGGTAGGGTTGGGTTAGTCCTTGACCTTGCTTGGTTTGTTCCTAGCGTAGTCCTTCACTCGATAGGCTCTTGACCTAGTCGTAGCACTTAACTCGATAGTCTCTTGACCTTGACTTAGTTCTTATCGTGCTCTTTACTGGACAACTTTCCCCTGTGAGCATAGCGAACGCTTAGGGGAAAAATTTTTTAGCCTCTATGAGAGCTACTAGACTAGCGTGGCCTGGTCTACTGGGGTTGATAGTAGACCAAGCACGATAGTATCTAATTGTTAAAAGGTTGTACTTATCAGGAAAAAGGGAGTATAATTATTGCATGGGGCGGTGTTCGTCTCATATAAACTTTATAGGGTTTTCTAACATACTATGAATAAATATACAATGATTGTTAATACTAAAGTTGCAGGTAAGTACGAGAAGGTTGGAACAGTTGAAATCTTCTATCCTTTACTATCTGATCTAGGCTTTGCAGTAGAGCCTAAGTCTCTAGATGATGATTCTGGGCTACCTACTTACAATAACGAAGCTGAACAGTTCGCTTTTGATAGCGTATTTAATGCAGTTAAAGCTGACGCTAGAAACAAGCTAGTATCTAAGACCGCAGACTTAAAAGACGGTGCTAAGATTAGTACAACACTGGCTGAGTTGACTGCTCCTGCTGAACGTGATGGCTCTGCTCTAGTTAATATCCGCGAGATGCTAGTTGCATTTAAGGCTTATCTTACTACTACTGATAAAGCCAGCAATGTTCAAGCTGCTATCTTAACTTTGGCTAGTCGCAAGCAAAACCTAGCAATGCAGCCTACGGCTAACAAAGGTAAGTTCCTAGTTCATCTTGAAAACTTCGAAGCTACTCTGACCGATGCACAGTCTGAACAGTTCGCTAGGTCAATAGATGGTTTAGCTACTGCTTGTGAAGATTCTTTTGATCTTGACGATATGTAAAACGGATAGACTGAACCTGTCACCAGTTCATTGGTGGTGGGTTCTTCTTCTCTCCTTCCTTTTCTTTTCTCCTGTTTTATCTAGTATTTCCCCAAAAATATCGGTTTTTTCGCTCTTAGCATACATACACAGATCTACTATAACTCAGCAAGCTACTACCTACTACACAGATCAAACTCAAGAAACTGGTAAAACTGCATAAAATCGTTATATAGTATCCTATGCCTATGCACATAAACATTGATTGTTGCAAGTATAGTAGATACACTTCATAGACTCCAATAAAGCAGTACAGAGTATACAAGCAATACCTACTATACCCCTTAATAAAGTTATTTTTAATTTTTTAGTCTACACACGACACAGAACACTACTAAGCTATTACACTCACTACCAGACTATTACTCCTATTGATCTACTACCTAAGTTAGCCTACTATTAGCATAATGCACGAATCCGACATGGGGATAGGGGCTAACTACTTGATTTTATGCAGTTTTTTGAGTTCTTGACTCCTCCCAATTTTTCCTGTATAATCAAGGGGTTAGTTACAGCTTTGTATCTATCTACTATTACTATTAACCTACTATTAAGGACTACCTACTATGAACAGTAGACAACTTATAGACTTAACGATACAAGATCACGACAACAAGATGCTAGGAATATGCTCTAAGACTGGTATTAGAGTAAGTATGAATATACCTAGTACTAAGGGCTTATACTTCGATTACACTTTCCCATTCGCTAATTACTCTAATGTAGTAGCGTTTGCCAAGTTAGACTATAAGAACTTAGCCAGTACCTACGACTCTAATGTATTAGCAGGTTGCCTTATTACTGCTCTACTTGAACATAACATACTAGAGGATCAGCTATCATCTACACATAGAAACCTAACACTAGCAGATGCTCCTACTTATCTACTAGTTGATACTATACGCTTCCTAGTATCTTTAAGTGAAGATGCTATTGCAGGACAGAAGAAGCATAAGCTACTACACTTATCACTTGAGAGTAATAGCCTTGATCCTCTTAAAACACAGCCAATAGAAGCTACGCTTAAGAACTGGTTGAATGAGGCAAGAGCTATTACTTATCCTTCTCTACCGAGTCATGCTACAACAGCAACAGAGTTAGATAACGCTTCAGCGTATAAGATCAAAGTACTAGGCTTAAAACTTAATGGTGGTAGAAACGCAGTACCTAATACTACACTTAAGAGAGAGAATAAGATAGCCTTCAAGGAGCTAGTAAAGGAAGCTAAGTTAGAGGGTAGATTATCTAGTAAGCTCCTTAACCTCCTACGGAACATAGGACAGTATGATCACCTAGCAACAATAGATCAGGAGACTAGGACTAAGATAGTAATAGCAATAGATAAGACTACCTCGGAGCTAAAGGTAGAGTTTAAAGTTATTATTAAACACGCTTGTTATTCTCCTACTATACAAGAGTATGTAGCTGACATAGGAGCTACTGGGGAGATATCAGCAGAAGCCACCCCACTGAGTAAGAGACTAACAATAGCAGAACTAAGAGTAGCTAGGAAGCTAAAGAAGGAGGAAGCTAACAATGATGCATAATACTAGACATACATTCGGTACAATAGATCCTTCTACGGGTAGTAGATACTCTGATATAGTAAAGTCTGATATTATAAGAGATTATCTTTCATTTAGAGTAGTAGACTCTAATAATATAAAGAGCTACTATTACAAGGGTAAGATGTACTACTTGAACTTAGATAAGAAGCTAAAAGACTATTTGAGAGCTAACAGAGTAGCACTAGTTGTTATATCTATACAAGAGAGAGAAGATATTAATATAGCAGTTGCCAGACTTTATGAGGATACTATCAATGGAAGCTAAAAGAAGCCTAAGAGAGATACTAGACGAGAGGAAAGCTAAGAGAGAGGGAATAATGCAGCAAGCAGAACCTAGTACTGTTCCCATAGTAGCTCCTCCTCCTGAAAGGCTATCTATTGCTGAGAGAAGACTTGCCCGACAAAACAAGGGAATTCCTTCCCCTATTGACAGATCTATTCCAGCTACTATTGAAGTTCCTACTGAACCTAAGGTAGAAGCTAATGAGACCTTCTCTCTATCAATAGAGCTAAATGATAAGCAGATGCTAGCTAGGGATATGGCTATGACTGGTAAGAGCTTCTGTTACATAGGAGCAGCAGGTTCTGGTAAAACAACTGGGCTCAGGGAAATAGTAAAGGCTCTACTAGCAACCAATAAGCTAGGAACTCATACCTTCAAAGTACAGGGTACTAAAGACTATAAACCAGCTCCTTCAATAGCTTTAATAGCTTGGACTCGTATTGCTTCTGGTAATGCTAGACGGGCTATACATAAAGACCCAGTTTTGAAAGAGATGCTACCACATAACATAACAACAGCACATAACCTACTAGAGTTTCAACCAGAGTGGTACTTTGATGAGGTAACAGGTAAGGACACTATGAGGTTCATACCTATGAGGACTAGACATAACACTTTAGATATAACTCACCTAATAATAGAAGAAGCATCCCTTATTGATCTACCTATGTGGTCTAAGATATACGAAGCTCTTAGACCTGGAGTACAGATCATATTCGTAGGGGATATTAACCAGTTGCCACCAGTATTCGGACCTAGTATACTAAACTATGCTCTTACCGACTTACCAACAGTAGAGTTGACGCACATATATAGACAAGCTGATGATTCTATGGTATTAGAGAACGCACATAGGATACTAGAGGGTAGAGAGTTACAAGTGGGTAAAGGCTTTGAGATAATACAATGTGGAGCAGTAGAACACTCACAGGAACACCTATCAGTATCTCTGGGTAAGACTTTCCCTAAGTGGCAAGAGATAGGTAAGTACGATCCTAAGACGGATATAATACTATCTCCATGGAATGTAAAAGACTTGGGTACTGATGTTATCAACAAGTGGATAGCACAGAGACTAGGTACTGAGAGAAATGCTGTTGTCCATCAGGTACTAGCAGGTAGGTTCACACACTATCTAGCAGAGGGTGATAAGATAATGTATAATAAGCAGATAGGTGAAATAGTAAAGATAAACAAGAATCCTATGTATATGGGAACACCACCATTAGAGGCTTCCGCTTCTCTTACTAGGTTTGGAGCATATATAGGTAAGACTGGTGAAGCAGAGGAGTTTGGATTAGCAGGCTATGATAACATAGATATAGAGAAGATGCTAGATGATAGTACTGATGTATCTAAGCAATGCTCTCATACAGTAGAGCTAGTAACAGAAGATGGACTGGAGTTCTGCTTAGACACCATAGGGGATATGTCAGCTTCTTCCTTCTCTTTAGGCTACGCTCTTACTATACACAAAGCACAAGGTTGTGAATGGCGTAGAGTATTCATAGTAATGCACAAGGATCACTCACGATCTCTTAGCAGGGAGATGCTGTATACTGCTGTAACTAGAGCAAGAGAGGAATGTATTGTTATATCTAAAGAGTATCTAATCAACAAGACTATCTCCCAACAGAGGCTCAAGGGGAATACTCTTAAAGAGAAGATAGACTACTTTAATACAGGGTTACTTAATAAAGATGACATTCAATGCACTAAATAGGAGAATAGCTATGAGCCTGACGCATATAGTAACAGTAACAGTAGAGATAGTATCAGTGAACATAAAGGGAGAGAGTACTAGATTGATACGTAAGATACCAATGGTTAAGTATGTATATGGTCACAATGCTAAGAAAGCAGCAGAGAGACTATGTAGCACACTAGATGCTATACGTAATCAACTCAAGCCATGAACCTAGTAGATAAACAGATGAATAAGGAGTTACTATTATGACTGAAGTAATTGGCAAGCCTGATACCTACTGGAGAGTAAAGGTAGGTATTGAAATAATCAAAGTAGTAGATGGGGAAGAACCCCTAGTAACTAAGTACCGTACAGCTTGTGTGACTTATGACGAAGTTGACCATACTAAAGTACATGAAGGTATGGGAGCTATTATAGTTAAAGTACTACATGGAGATTCTTATGACTAGAACAGAGCTAGGAGAGATACTAGGTGGAACTATTTGTTTAATACTTCTTTTTATAACAGCTATACTATTCCTATTCCTGGAGTAGGTAGTAGGTACACAAAATAACACTTGACACAAACTCTGAAGGCATGATACAATGAGCGATATTGCAGATAAAGGTATACAGCAGCTAGAGAGTATTATTATACTACTCTATAAGCATGATATACTCCAGTACCTACCAGAGGAGTCAGGGGATAACAATACATACGAAGTCCTTATGGCTCTCTCTGGTAGAAAGGATGGTGCATACTATATACCTTATACTAGGTACATGACATCTAAGATGGCAGATCTATGTGGTAGTTGTCTAGCATACTTTGGTCACACATATGGCGGTAGATACAGAGCAGGTTGCCACTTATGTATGGATCATAGGACAGCATCCAAGAGACTACTTGACTTAGGTAGAATGATAGGGTCTGCACCTGACCAGAACATACAAGCATTAGTAGTAGATGTATTATATAAGTATCATATCACAGGAGAAGACGTATCATGACCAGTACTAGAGACCAACAAGAAGTATCAATAACAGATGAGGAGGGGTCTCTAAGCTACGATCAGATATGGTCTAATCTTATAGTCAACGAAGAACTCATCATAACAGTAGCACCTGAAGACGTAGCTAAACTAAAGACAGGCATAAAGAATACTAAAGCTAGACAGTCTGCTAGTAGTAAAGCACAAGGGTTACTGCCTATCTCAGGAGTTATATCCTTTATAGAGAACTCATCTATGACAATACAAGGGGCTATCGAAGTCACTATCACATTAACAGCCAAAGGTACTATACCAATCTTAGCTATGAGAATACCAGACAGGGAGATATAATGGATGAAGAATCAAGGTTTAGCTTTGCTGCCACACTAGGTGTACTATTTATAATAGTGATACTACTATTAGGGCTATCCTTGTTCAATGATGTTAACGCATCAGAAGACATAGGCTATGACATAGAGATGGTATACGAGAGAGAAGACTATAACAATAATACCTATGACGAATCTTATACAATACCTGAACCTGAACAAGAGTATACACCATTACAACTTGACCAACCTAGCTCATTAGTAAACCCATACGGAGAGCCATGGACACCCTTGCAGACTTACTAGGACTCAACCCTATACCTGATATAGAGGTTAAGGATAAGAGTAGAATACATATATATAAAATGATGAACCTCAAGATTAATAAGACTCAGGCTAGAATACAAGTAGAGTTACCTATGTCAGTTGTTCAGGCTATAAAGATAAGCTCTAGGATCAGGGTACACCGACATGAAACTACGCGTAAGCCTAGAGTTAGTAGAGTAACAGACGAGGATATAATTAGAATGAATATGCTGTATGAGAAGGGAGCTATACCACTAAAGTTTATAGGAGAAGCCTTCTGTATATCAGAGACCTACTGTGGTAAGCTAGTACGTACATACAGGGTTGCCAATAAGTTGCCAGCTTTATCTAAGAAGGATAGAGGGGTAATAGCTAACGGATACACAAAAAGGGAGGTAGTATGAATACACCAGAACAGGTAGCTAGTGATCTACAACTACGAATAGCTAAGCTAACCACATTCGATGGAGACTTACTTAGGTATGAGATGGATGCTACTAAGAAGGCTCTATTAGAGAATCCAGCAGCTTGTGTCCTCTTGTTAGATGAGGATATAGGTAGTTGTGTTGCCGCACTTAGGAAGATAACAGGTATTGCACTAGCTAGTGTAGTTAAGAAACCTAGGAGGGCAGGTAGTAAAGTAGTAAAACTCACACCTGAGGCTATGGCTGAAGGCTTAGAAGGTATGTAATTAATTTCAGGGAGTAATACATTATGATGAACGTAACAACAACGCACGTAGAGCTAGGTTGTATGACTAAGTATCTTAATGATTTCACAGGTTCAGACAAAGCTAAAGAACGTAACTTCGCAGAGAGAGGACTAGTTAGTTTCTTAACTGGCTTCTGGAAGATGAGGAACGGAACAGGTACTTTAGTTGGAGCAGGTTGGAAGATACAAACCATTAAGTCTACCTATGAAGCTAGTACTTTAGATACAGAGTATACATTCACGCTCACTAACGTACAAGATAGAATTAGAATAAACGCAGAAGAAAAGATAAAAGACGGAGAGTAAACTATGAACAAGATAAGGTTATCACACTCAGCTCTTGACCTACTAAACACCTGTGAGCGTAAGTTCCAGTTAGATAGATTCCTAACTGGAGGTGCGCCTAGACAGGACTATCCACCTACTGTCTTTGGTAAGGCTTTTGGAGCCGGCATAGCTGACTACTTAGCACACCAGAATAGAGACCAGGCTATCATGACAACATGGTTAGCATATACACCTAAGCTGGAAGACGCTCGTAGAACTGAGCTAGTATGTGTTAATGCTGTTATCAATGCCTTTACTGAGTTGGATAACCTACTCTTGGATTACGAACCAGTACTTATTGAGGGGAAGGTGTGTGATGAGCTATCCTTCCGCCTTAATATAGATGAGCAGTTCTACTACGTAGGCTATATAGATTTCATACTGAAGAATAGGTTTACAGGTAGGTATGTTATCATTGAAGTAAAGACTACTGGCTTGAGCCTACATGATCTTGACCCATTGTATATTAACAGTGGGCAGGCAGTAGGGTATTCCATTGTCTTGGATAAGATAGCAGGTGCTACACAGTCTGAGTATGATGTGATATATATCATAGGACAGATAGGAAGTGGTAACGGATTCCAACCTAACATACAGGTTAAGACATTCCCTAAGACAATAGGGGATAGATTGAATTGGTTCTTATCTATTGGTATGGATAAGGATAGGATACACCAGATGCTAGAGCTAGACTACTTCCCTAAGAGAGGTGCTAGTTGCTTGAAGTATAACAAACCATGTCCACACTTAGGTACTTGTGGGCTAACAGCATTAGATGAGATGAGGAAAGAGGAAGAAGATACAATAGACTATGACTTTACCTATGAACTTAATGATATTATAACTGACCACATAAAGAGGATAAGCTAATGCAACACACCGATGAAGCATATAACCTAGCTAGAGATGCAGTAATGGAAGGTAGGAAAACAAACAGCCTAGCTACTATCATTGACTACCAAGTATATCAGAGTAGACAGACAAAGGTTACAGGTTATGAGCTAGAACTTGAAGCTCTTAACCTAAGGAATGATGATGTATGTAGATATATTAAGAAGGTTAAGAACTTTGAGACAGCTATGACTACATTAACAGAGACTGCTAATATCCCTACCGACTTACGTAAGACAGTAATAGATGAAGCTAAGGATATTATAACTACTAGAGGTAAAGATGATTACGGGAGTGCTGAGCGTTGCATGGGTAACATAGCCGCCCAATGGAATCTATATCTATCACAGAAGTATGGTAAGGAATCATCTCTTAAAGAGGAAGACGTATGCCAACTGATGGTTCTACTAAAGATGGTACGTGATATGCACAAGCCTAAGAGAGATAACATAGTGGATCAGATAGGTTACACAGCTTTAATACAAGAGATAAGGGAGAGTAAGGATGAGTAACATACAGGATATAAATAGAAACAACCCAGATATCACTATGCCTAAGGAACAGTTTGACGCACTAATGGCAGACGTGCAGAACATAGTAGATCAAATGCCAGAAGCAGAACCAGAGCAGCTATCAACTATGGCACTAGAGATAGCTATGGTATCAACACAAATAGATGGAGAGGGTGAAGAAGTAGAATCCCTGAAGGCTATGTGTAGGACTGGGGCTGCTGCTCTATTCTATATTAATGTACTCCACGCAAAGCATGAGGAACTAGGGTTAGAGAATCGCCAATTGAAACTAGAAGCTGGTAAACTTGTATACTAAGGAGCAATGACCTATGAACCTAAGAGATATAGCAGAGGCACAACACAAAGCAGTTAGACCTAATCATAGCATCTGTGTGTATGGTAATCCTAAGACAGGTAAGACACGCTTGGTTGGCACAGCCGCTAAGATACCTGAGATAACTAGGATAGTATGGTTTGATTTAGAGAATGGATCAGAGACCCTACTACACATGGGGCTAACACCAGAGGAGATGGCTAAGGTAGAGCTCATTAAGATAACTGATACTAGGACAGAACCTAGGGCAGCTGAGTGTCTACTCAAATTCATATCATCACCTACTGGTTTTCATATATGCGAGGAGCATAGTAAACCTAACTGTCTACCATGTAAGAAGGACAATAAGTTTACTGGCACATACGTTAACATAACAAAGATGACTCACTCTGAGCTACTAGTAATAGATAGTGGTTCTCAGCTTGGGGATAGCTGTCTTAACCTAGCCACACTTGGGCAGGATGTAGACTACAAGGCTAAGATGGATGATTGGGGAGCGTTAGGTAAGTACCTAGGTGATATACTATCCGTGTTCCAAGCCTCCCGCTTTACTAATACAGTTGTTATCACCCACCTATTGCCAGTAGAGGAAAAGGTTAATGGTATAACTAGGGATAAATTCTATCCACTCATAGGTACTAAGAAGTTTAGTATGAAGTCTGGTAAGTACTTTGGTAGCCTAATACTAACAGAGATAGGTATGAAGAAGCACAAAGCAGGATCATCTTCCACCTATAAGACTGATTATATAACAGGCTCTAGGACTAATGCTAAGATAGAATCAGGTGCTGAACCCGACATGAGAAGTATCCTAGTAGAGGGTGGTGTACTATGAATGACATACTACCAGCACTTACGTTGAGACAAGTAGCTGCTGCGTATGAACAAGCTGAAGCGCAAGCTGTAGCAGACAATAGAACAGAGGAGACTCCTTTCATAATAAGAAACCCTTATGTACTAAAGATGTTTGTAGAAAATATACAACAACTAGACGCAGACTTTCTTGGGATAGACTTAGAGGAAGATAGAATAGAAAGGATTAGATATGACTCTTAATACAGAAGACTATGAGGAAACCTTTAGAATACAATGTAGATACTGTGGTAAGTACGGACTGAAGTGGGAAGATGAGGAAGGTAGAGAGTATGTACTAATAGATAGTAAGGGTGACATACACCACTGTGTACAAATGATACACCTACGGGAGTCTAGAAGAAAATGAATAAGATAAAGTTCTACAACATACTAACAGGGGAGCGTACTGACATCTTCATATCACAAAAGAGTGATAACTTAGAGCGTAGTACTAACTCAAAGAATAGAACCATGACTCGTAATGAGGCGTGCTACTATGCTGCCGAGGCTGGACTCACAAGGAGGAAGCCTAAGGTAGTGCAACAAAGGGGTACTGATACTAGTACCATTATTTAAACTTAAATCTTTATAGGAAACAATACCATGAGCAATGAAAGCCTAGACTTAGCAGCATTGATGGATAGTTCTTTGGACTCAGTACCAGAAGCTCCTGACTATCTAACACCCCCTGCAGGAACATATACAATAGGGGTTAAAGATGCAGCTATTGAGAGCTATGAAAAAGAAGGAGATACAATACAGCGTATCAGAGTAACCTATGTAGTAGAGAAGACTTTAGAGTTAGCTAATGCTGGAGAACCACCAGTACCAGACAACTCTATGTTCTCCGAAACATTCATGGGTACGCAGCAGGGACTAGGATACTTTAAGAAAACCGCTAAGGGTATTATGAATGTAGCAAACCTTGACGGAGTATCCTTAGGTGATATCTTCTCTACAATGAAAGGATCATCTTTCAATACTGTTATTAAGATACGTACCACACCTAAGAAAGGTAGTAAAACAGAGGTATATGAAAACGTATCACTACGTATCATACCACCTACTGAGTAGCAACAGAACTCCCTACGACTAGGGTTTCCCCCTTCGTCTTACAAGTAGGGTTGGAGTAACTGTAAAGTCTCCCTCATATCTATTCGGGCGAGGAGTAGATATGGGGGGTAACTTTAATAACAAAGGATAACATGAGAATACTAGTTAACTACCAACAACAAGAGAGTAACTACTTATCCATACTAAAGTATTACACCAGTAAACAAGGCTATGAACTAATTGCCACGTCTCTGGACTTAACTATGGGTGGACTGTTACAACGTGCTAAGGCTTCTCATTGCCAAGCTATCTTCCTAGTGAATGAATCCACACTACGTCACTGTGTTCCAGGGGATAGAGCTACCTTAGATGATTACAGGGGTAGTGTACTCCAGAATGAAATACCTATCATAGTAGGCAACTCCTTGGCTCAGTCACATACTGTTAGCTATGGTGGTTGGTTGCTCAATAAGGACTTAGCTAAGATCAAGACAGCAAAGCAACCTAAACAATCCCTTAAGTTTAAAGTATTAGAAACACCAGATGATATGAGTGACGCGTTTGCTATCTTAGAACAGGCTGTGTTCATGGCTTATGATATAGAAACTCGTACAGTAAACAATGACGCTGAGTCTTTACAAGCTGGACAGACTCTAATAACCTGCTGTTCATGGACTGCTTGCCTAGAGGATATGAGCCTAAAGACTTTCGTTCTTCCTATGATAGACTTTGGAGAAGAACACTGGCGGACTAATAAAGAATACGGTGATGCTATCCTATTCATGCGTAAAGTTAATGCCACTGATATACCTAAGGCTATGCACAATGGAGCGTATGATGCTATGCACTCTGCTGTCTATCGAGCTTGGGTAAACAACTGGGTGTTAGATACTATGGGCTTAGCTCATTCACAGTACTCAGAACTACCTAAAGACTTATCCTTCGTAGCATCTATCACACTACCCGATTATGTACAATGGAAAGGAGAAGCTAGTGCAGCTCATAATGATAAAGATATCAATAGGTATTGGAGTTATAACGCATTGGATACATGGTATACTGCTAGGATTTCTTTATACTATATGTATCATCTCCCTGCTTATGCTAGGGCTAATTATGCTGCCACTTTCCCTCTTGTCTACCCTTGCATCTACTGTGCGTTCGAAGGTATTCTAATAGACAACGAGGAAAGACTGCGTCAACTAGACACATACGAAAGTAGTATGGAAAAGCTATTGACTAAGATAAGAGTAATGGTAGCTGATCCTAACTTCAACCCATCTAGTCCTAAGCAAACAGCAGCTATGATCTATGATGTGTTCGGTGCTAAAGACCCACGCATAGGTAAGAACGCTAAGACTAGGAAGAAGAATCTAAGGTCTACTGATTCCAAGAATCTTACAGCAGTTGGCACTCAGCACCCAATACTATTACGTCTGACTGATGCTATCACAAACTATAAGACTGATAGAAAAGCAGTTGGCACTTACTTCACATTCCTTCAGTTGAACAATAGACTAATGTATTCATTAGATCCTTTTGGTACAGACACAGGGAGAATGGCAGCCAGATCTTCTAGCTTCTGGTGTGGTACTCAGGTGCAGAATATACCTATGTATGCTAAGCCTATGCTTGTAGCTGATGAAGGATTCATATTACTTGAAGGAGATAAGAGCCAGTCTGAAGCTAGGTGTACAGCCTACTGCTCTAAGGACTTGGCATTAATCAAAGCTCTTGAGGATAAGGAACGTGACTTCTATAGAGTACTAGGTAAGAAGTTCTTTAACATAGAGTATGAAGATGTAACTACGCACTTCAGGAACAAAGTACTCAAGAAGATTTGTCATGGCACAAACTACGTCATGGGAGCGCAGACCTTTATAGATAATGTTGGGGTAGCCATACTGCTACAAGCAGCCCTCGACCTCGGTGAGAACGTCACCATGAGTACCGCCCCTAAGACGGGTCAAAAAACATTAAAGCAATTCGCTCATGGCTTGTTAGAGATATATCACGTTCCCTTCTTTAGAGTCCGTGAGTGGTACGCTGAGATCAAGACAGAAGTAGCAAGTACGCATCTACTACGCTCGCCACTAGGGCATACTAGATATTTCTTTGGTGATATAATGAAGGATCATAATATGCAACGATCTGCTATTGCTCACCAACCCCAGAACCTAAGTGTATCCATACTGAACAAAGGCTTTATGAATACATGGGAGTTAGTGAAGAAGTACCCAAAGGATATAAGACTCAAGGCTCAGATACATGATAGTGTATTCAGCCAAGTTAGAGAAGGTAGACCTGATCTTAATAAGTTACTAGAAGAAGCCTTGTATGATGAAACAATAGTACATGGTAAGAAGATGATAATACCAAACGACTTCAGCTATAGTAAACGATGGAAAGAGATCAAGTAGATGACCTTCTTACAGGAATACTTCAAGTACGTAGGGGAGACGGAAGCTCCTCCTATATACATTCGTTGGTCAGCTATAGCTTGTGTGTCTGCTGCCTTAGGTAGAGATGTATGGTTTCCGTTTGGACATATGAGAATATACCCTAACCAATACATACTACTCATGGGAACTCCAGGAGCTAGGAAGGGTACAGGCTTAGGAATAACTAAGAGACTACTGGACAGCTCAGGCTACAAATCATTCTCTAAAGACAAGACCTCTACTGAAAGGTTCTTAGTTGATATGCAATACAAGCTAGACGTTGATGATTATGAAGACCTAGAGCTAATGACTTTAGAGAATCCATCAGAGACTTTCATATGTGCTGGAGAGTTCCTAGACTTTATAGGACATGGCAATATGCAGTTCCTAACTTTACTAACTAACCTATGGGATAACTTAGACTATTATGACCATCCTAAGCTACACGGTTCTAGCGTTCACGTTCACAAGCCTACTATTAATGTGTTGGGAGGTGCTACTGTTAAGGGGTTTGGACTCGCTTGCCCCCCTGAGGCACTGGGTACTGGCTTCCTCTCTAGGGTTCTGTTTATCCATTCTGAGCCTACTGACAGAAAGATAACCTTTCCTGCTGAGATAGTAGCAGGAGCTGATGAGTGGCTTATAGATAGGATTAAAGATATCAAGGAGATGACAGGGGCTATTACTAAGTCACCCGAAGCTGCTGCTATCCTAGATAGAATCTATAAAGAAGATCCCGGAATAGAAGATGGTAGGTTCAATGACTATGCTACTAGAAGGTTTACACACTTGCTCAAGTTATGTACTGCATTAGCCTGTGCTGACCTACGTACAGAGATAACGGAACATGACGCACTAGAAGCTAACACTATACTATTTGAGGCTGAGAGGAATATGCCTAAAGCACTTGGCGAATTTGGTAAGAGTAAGTATAGTGATGTTACTAATACCATCATGGGAATACTTAACCATGCTACTAAGCCTACATCACATAACACATTATGGAAAGCAGTAGCTAAGGACTTGAGTAAACAAACAGAGTTGCATGATATAATGAGGAACTTATCAGCAGCAGAGAAGGTAATGGTTAAGACAGTTGGGAGTGTACAGGGTTACTTCGCTAGGAACGTAGTAGCTAAGACTTGGAATCCAGAGCTAATACTAAAAGAGGAATTAAAATGACATTCTTTATAAAGATTAAGGGTAAGATTAAACCACCGCCAGGAACGTGGAATGATAAGATTACTAGACCCACCCACCCAGACTTTGCTACTGCTAAGGAATTAAAAGACTTAGAGTATACTGGGTTAAGACACAACTCTCTTACTAATGAAATAGAGATATGGACTTTGGGTGACATAAGGGCTAGAGCACCTGCTGATGATAAGAAGAAAGTAGCAGAGACGTATGCTGCCGTCTTCGGTATAGAAGAAGTAGCCTTTGACGAATCTTAATTGCCACCTTCTAAATCATCTATCATCAGTAAGGTAGGGCTATTCGGGTGTAGTGCATTAACTACTGTGTGTGACCCCGGATTCCTTACCTGTGCTATTGCAGTATTAACAGCACTTCTCCACCCCTCAGGGCTTCCTGTTCTGAGATACTCAAAAGCTAATCTATCTACCTTCTCATCATGCAAGCTACCATTACGTAGATGACTCTTTAAACTATTAGTTAAGACTGATCTTCTGTCCTGATCTAATGAGGAGTATAAAGAATCTAAGTGCATAGCTTCCCTAGCTTTAATCTCTGCTAAAGGTCTAGCTGCGAATATCCTAGAAGCTATAGACTGCACAGTATACATCTCCGCATCCTTAGAAACAATGTTACCCCTAGCTGTTATAGAGTGTCCAGTTGCCAGCTCACTTATTCTAGCTAGTGGTCTAGACACAGACTGAAGGGATAGAGATTCTAGTAAGGCTATACCTGCACTCTCATCTACAGTAAAGGCTGCGGTTGCTGTTCTTTTCATTGCCTTAAACATCTGACCTGTTAAGTTAATAGCAGCTACAGAGTTAAGACCTTGGAAAGGATTAGGTACTCTAGGTTGTATATCACCCCTAGTATGTATACCAATTAACTGAGATGGTAACCCGTAGAGTAGTAACTCAGCAGCCTTATTAGGTAACGCTCTGAATGTACCAGTTGTTAGGTCAACGCTATCATCAGAGAAGTGTTCCCCTATTGTTTCTGATACCAGATGAAATCCTGGTAGAGAACCTGAACCAAAGATAGTTCCCTGTACTAGCATCATCTTACCTAACTCAGCGAACTGTCTCTGCTCTATGTGTCTAAACATAGACTGAGCTAAGGTAAGCATATAAGTTTGGAACAAGCCTAAGCCCATACCAAATGTACCTTGGAACATAGCTGGTCTCTGTGCTGCTGTATAGTTACCAATAGATTTATCCATGAAGTCTCTAGCAAAGGTCATTGCACCTGCATCACTGATTCCAGGATAGGCTCTCTTAGCTAGGGTTATACCAGTAAAGAAGGTAACACGTCTAACTAAACCTTCACTCATATCAGCAGGCTTACTCATCATCTTAACTACATTAGACTCCAAGGCATTCTCTAGAGATGATAGGATACCTGGATCTACTTTCCTAGACTGTTGCATAATACCATTAACTTCTTGCCAATCTCTACCGTATAGGTTAGCTTGGTCAGCTAGGTCGTCCCATTTCTTAGAGGCTGTGCTATGATTCATTAACCTAACACCATCCATCATAGTCTTAGCTACTGAGAACACTGGATCACTAGTTAACTTAGCACCTCCTAATGACTTAGCAAAATCCCTTCTTACAGCAGCTGATGTTAGGATAGGTAATGAAAGCATATTAACTAGGGGTTGTGATAATTCAGCAAAGCGTAGTAGTGACGTTGCAGCTAAGGCATTACCCAGAGCTACGGTACGTGGTGTAAGAGCCTCTACTTCTAAGCCAGCCTGTGATAGGAACTGCTTCTTGCCAAACTCATTAGATACTCTGAACTGCCCTGTAAGTGTATCGAATACTTGGAAAGGATTAACAATCCCCTTATCTTCCATCTCTCTAACAACACGTGTCCAATCATCTGCGTTACGAGAGGTAGCTGCACCCTTCATAAGAGGAGAGAGTACAGGAGCTAGGATATTAGATATAGTCTTGAGACCTAAATCAGTAGCAACTTGTACTGGTTGTTGCCATGCCGCCCAAGCAGGACTCTGGTTTATATTAGGCTTGCCCATTATGATGTTCTTAATAATAGCTCCGGGATCAACAGGCTTACCTGCCATCTTACCAACTATCCCAGTAGCTGCATCAGAGAACCCCATCTGTGATATATCTGATAGGTTCTTAGTAGCTGTGATTATAGGAGCTAGTTGTAGCTCAAAGATATTATCCAAATGCCTATTGATCTGGCTATCATAAGAGCGTATAATATCTGTCATAATATCTGTACCAGTAGACACGATAGCAGAAGCAGCAGCCCCGCTTTTCTGTCTGGATACATCTGCTACTGACATATACATTGGGTCATGCCTACCTGCCATTGCATTGTAAGCCTCTTGCTGATCCTTCCGTATTATATCTATGTTCTTCATAGCAGCACCTTGACTAGCTTCGTATGACTTGATACCATCATTAAGCTCATCAGTAGTCTTAGCCATTATCATAGATGTTTCTTGTGTTACTTTGTTGAAGACATAAGCTATCTGTTTATCCCTTACATTAAAAGCAGGAATCCATAAGCCTATATCATTCAGCATACCCTTACCAATAGCTTGGTGTTGGGCATTAGCTAGGTGGTACATATCCCTACCTGAGTGCTGCATAATATCAAGAGCTTCCCTTACTTCAGGGGAGACTACTCGGTACTCAGCATCTTTCATCTTTATAGGTAGTACATTGTACGTTTCATAACCTGCTGAATTATCAACTGTATTTGCAAATCCTCTGAAGGTCTTGTTATCCATTGCCAGCATATCATCTATACTAAGACTACCTGCTCCAGGAGCGTCACCGAATCTCCAGAACTGCCCGTCTTTATAGAACCTGTAACCAGACTGACCTGCATTAAGATTAATAGCTGTGTTCAATTCAATAGTCTTAGTAGCATCTAGTGATATCTCAGCAAAGATATTAGACATAGGTCTTGTAATATTAT